GCGCTCGGATACAGCCCCGAAGTGATCGTCGTCGATACCCTTCACCGATTCCTCAGCGGCGACGAAAACTCAGCCCAAGATGCCAAGACAATGCTCGATGCGTGCAACCGATTGATGAGCGAATTCGGGTGCAGCGTGGTACTTGTTCATCACACCGGCGTTAGCGACGAGGCGCAACACCGGGCACGCGGTAGCAGCGCATGGCGCGGGGCTTTGGACATTGAGATCAGCATCGTGCCAGGCAAGGAAGGCGTGCCCATGCAAATCGTGCAGCGCAAGTCCAAAGACGCAGAACTGGCCGAGACCATCCACGTGGAGCTGCAACAAGTGGCCATCCCTGGCTGGCGCGACGAAGACGACCAACAAGTGACCAGCGCTGTGATCGTCCAAGCTCAAGCCCCAATCGTGGCCAAAAAAGACAGCAAGATCGACAGTCATCGCAAGACCTTCGAGAACGCTTGGTGGGGCACAGGCGCTGAAGAGCGAGAGGGTTTACCCTATATTAGCAGGTCTGCACTCAAAGACAAGCTGGCAGCCGATGGCCGAAAACCTCGAACCATCGAGAACGATCTCAGCCCAGCCTACCCAGAAAAATTGATCGGCGCACTCATCCTGGCCGAACTTATCAGCCCACTTGAGCACGGCTGGGTGGTGGTCGACAACGTCCAATCGAGTGCCATGATGATGCGAAAAGGTGGTAAATCGTGATGCCCCCTAGCCCCCTAAATCCCCCTCTAGGGTGTTTTGGGGTTAGGGGGCAAAACGCACGAAAAAGCCCCCTCCCCTCCCCTCACTCTCTTAAGAGTGAGGGGGCAGGGGGGCATCGATGCGGCAAGTTTCCAGAGAAAAGTTATCCACAGGAAAGTGAGCAGGTACTAACATGAGTGAAGCGACAAACATCAACGAAATGCTGGCAGGACGCCAGGCCAGATACGGCAGCTTTCAAGGCCATGCCGAAATCAGCCAAGTCATCAAGCAGGTCATCCACTCCGCTGCGCGAGCACGCAACAAAGAACTGGAGTCCGATCAACTGGAGGCCTTGGATATGATCTCCCACAAAATCGCACGAATCATCAACGGCGATCCGAACTATGCCGACAACTGGATCGACATCGCAGGATACGCCACCCTGGTGGCAAACAGACTTGAAAAAGAGGACAATGCAGCATGACCACAAAAACCCACAATCCCGCAGATAAAGTCGAACGCTGGAGCATCGACAAGCTCACGCCCTACGCACGCAACAGCCGCACCCACTCCGACGAACAAATCAGCCAGCTGGCAGCAAGCATCAAAGAGTGGGGCTGGACCACCCCTGTTCTGGTGGATGAGGACGGCAGCATCATTGCCGGCCACGGCCGTACCCTCGCGGCCCAACGCCTCAAGATGACCGAAGTCCCTGTCATGGTGGCCAAAGGCTGGAGCGATGCCAAGAAACGCGCCTACGTCATTGCCGACAACAAACTGGCCATGAACGCAGGCTGGGACGAGCAAATGCTCGCGCTCGAACTCACAGAGCTGCAAGACCTCGGCTTTGGCATGGAGTTGATCGGTTTCAGCAAAGACGAAATCGCAGCTCTCATGCCCAAAGACCCAGACGACGATGGCGCTGACACCAGCAAGGCCACCAAGAAGATCGACGCCCCCATCTATCAACCCACCGGCGACTGCCCACCCACGGCAGCCCTCTACGATCCGGCCAAGTACACCCAGCTGACAGCCCAGATCCACCAGAACAACGACCTGGCGCCAGAGGTCAAAGAGTTTTTGTTGCTGGCGGCCACCAGGCACATCCGCTTCGACTTCGAGCAAATCGCAGAGTTCTACGCCCACGCAGACCCAGACACGCAGCAGCTCATGGAAGAAAGCGCGTTAGTCATCATCGACTTCGACAAAGCCATCTCAGGCGGGTACGTCAAGCTCTCCCAGGCCATGGGGAAAATCTACGCCAGCGAGAAGGGCGGAGAACAATGACCACCGAAGATCGGCGCTTCGCAGTTTTCATCCTCACCCACGGCAGGGCGAACTGCGTCTACACCTACGAAGCCCTCCGCAAACACGGCTACACGGGCGAGATCTACCTCGTCTGCGATGACGAGGACAAACAGATCAAACAATACTTGGCGCTCTACGGCCTCGACTCGGTGATCGTCTTCAACAAGCAAGAGGCCATCGACAACACAGACAGCGGAGACAACCTCAAGAAGCGCAACAGCGTCGTCTACGCCAGAAACCAGAACTTCAAGATCGCAGACGATCTCGGGCTCACCCACTTCTGGCAGCTCGATGACGATTACAGCGCCTTCGCCTACACCACCGACAACAGCGACGAATACATCACCAAAGACGCCTACACCAAGAAGCTCGATGACCTCCTCTTTGCTCTTTGCGACTTCATGGACGAATCCGGCGCACACTCCGTGGCCATGTCCCAGGGTGGCGACTTCATCGGTGGCGGCGAAGGCACTTTCGTCAAGCACATCAAGAAGGGCAAATTCAGCCGCAAGGTCATGAACTCCTTTTTGTTCAGAGTCGACCGGCCCGTCAAGTTCATGGGCCGCATCAACGAGGACGTCAACATGTACGTCGAATGGGGTCGCCGTGGCCACCTCTTTGTCACCGTCCCCCGCCTTCGCCTCTACCAGAAAGAAACCCAGACCAACTCCGGTGGCTTGACCGAGATCTACCTCGACCTCGGAACCTACGTCAAGAGTTTCTACAGCGTTCTGTACGCCCCCTCATGTGTCAGCATCACAGAGATGGGCAACAACGACAAACGCATCCACCACCAGATCTCATGGCGGCACGCAGTCCCCATGATCCTCGACGAGCAGCATCGCAAGCCCAGGCTCTTGTCCCGCTACACCAACACTGTCCAGGAGATGTGACCATGGCAAAACTTGAAAAATCGGTTGTAAAAAAGCAACAGACCCACGGCGGCGCTCGGGAAGGCTCAGGCCGCAAGGCCTTCGAGCCCACAGATCCAGAGCGCAAACAGGTCGAAGCCCTCAGCGGCTACGGCCTTCCCATCGAGCAGATCGCAGTCCTGATCCGCGAGGGCATCGACACCGACACCCTGCGCAAGCACTTCGCCACCGAGCTTCAATCCGGCAAAGCCAAGGCCAATGCCCAGGTGGGGAAAACCCTATTTCAGAAGGTCATGGCAGGCGACACCACAGCGGCCATCTGGTGGAGCAAGACCCAAATGCGCTGGGCCGAAACCCAGAAGCATGAACTCACCGGGGCAGACGGCGCTCCTTTGGAGTTCGCCAAGATCGAACGGGTGATCGTCAAGAATGGGTAAGGTCTTGCAACTCCCCACCCCAGAATGGGCGCTTCCCCTTTTGGACCCCAGCCGCTACAAAGGCGCTTGGGGTGGCCGTGGCTCCGGCAAATCCCACATGTTTGCCGAGCTCATGATCGAGGCCCACATCATGGACCAGAAGCGGCGCTCGGTTTGCGTGCGCGAGATCCAGAAATCCCTCAACCAATCCGTCAAGCGCCTGCTCGAAACCAAGATCGAGGCCATGAATGCCGGCGCTTACTTCGAGGTGCAGGATGCCGTCATCAAGTCCCGCAAGGGCGACGGGGCGATCATCTTCCAGGGTATGCAGAACCACACCGCCGACAGCATCAAGTCGCTGGAGGGCTACGACTGCGCCTGGGTGGAAGAAGCCCAAAGCCTCAGCCAGACCAGTCTTGACCTCTTGCGGCCCACCATCCGCAAGCCAGACTCCGAGCTCTGGTTTACCTGGAACCCACGCCTGCACTCAGACCCGGTCGATCACTTGCTCCGTGGCCCAACGCCACCTAAAGACGCCCAGGTCTTGAAGGTCAACTTCACCGACAATCCGTGGTTTCCTACCGTCCTCAAAGACGAAATGGAATACGACAAGCGCAGAGACCCAGACAAATACCAGCACGTCTGGATGGGCGGGTATCTGACCAACAGCAACACCCGTGTGTTCAAGAACTGGCGGGTCGAGGACTTCGACGCACCACCAGACGCCATCCATCGGCTCGGCGCCGACTGGGGTTTCTCCATCGACCCCACCACCCTGGTGCGCTGCCACATCATTGGCCGCACCCTCTACATCGATTACGAGGCCTACATGGTCGGCTGCGAGATCGTGAACACCCCAGAGCTGTTCATGACCGTGCCCGAGGCCGAGAAGTGGCCCATCGTGGCCGACTCCGCCAGGCCAGAGACCATCAGCCACATGAAGCGCAACGGCTTCCCCAAGATCATGACCGCGGTCAAAGGGCCGCGATCGGTGGAGGAAGGAATCGAGTTTCTCAAGAACTACGACATCGTTGTCCACCCCCGCTGCATCCACACCATCGACGAGCTCACCCTCTACAGCTACAAGACCGACCCCCTCACGGGCAAGATCCTGCCAGTCTTGGAGGACAAGAAAAACCACGTGATCGATGCCCTGCGCTACGCCTGCGAAGCCGTTCGCCGGGCCAGCACATCCAAACCCGCCACCTTCACCCCTTTGCCAAATGTAAAGAAGTGGTAAAATTCACTTATGGACTATTGGAAACATTACAACCTGATCATCGAGCGTGCACGCGCCAGGGCAATCACGGGTTACGTCGAGCGCCATCACATCACACCGCGCTGCATGGGCGGTGGTGATGAGCCACAGAACATAGTTGCGCTAACTCCAGAAGAACACATGGTCGCTCACCAGCTTTTGGCCAAGATGTACCAAGATCATCCAGGTATTGCCTTTGGCGCTTTGATGATGGCCACCAGGGTGTCGAACAAAAAATATGGGTGGTTGCGCAGGAACTTTGCAGAAAAAATGAGTGGGATTGATCGCTCAAGTTGGAAAGCCAAAGAAACCCAAAGCGCAGAACACAAACGCAAAATTGCTGAGGCCGTCAAAAAATCGTGGGAAAATCCAGAAATAAGGCAAAAGCAAGTCGCAGCCATGAAGGGCAGGGTTTTGTCTGACCAGCACAAGGCGGCGTTGTCAGCCTCAAGACAAGGCAAGAAACTCAGTGAAGAACACAAGAGAAAGATCGGCTTGGCGCATCGTGGAGCAAAACACACAATGTCCAAATTGACGTGCATTCACTGCCAAAAAACAGGTGGCGCAACCAACATGAAGCGCT